TCGTCGCTGGTATACTGGTTCCAGTCGTAGTCTAGCCGGACGTTTTCGAGCAATGCATTACTAACAATGAATCCCTGCCACGTAGTTTTGCCGTAACAATTTCGGATATGCAAAAGATCAGGTGTGCCGTTGCCAATAATTACCGCCGAATCTTCGGCATCAAATTTGACATTGTCAATAATAACGCTTCCGCCTGTAACACCCTGCAGATAAATACCATTGGCGCAGTTGCAAACGTAGTGCGCTTTTATAGCATCGACCTTGAGTGTCAAGCCAGATGCATCTCCTGTCGTATTAAAGCTAATGCTTAGAGCATCCATCGCCGTGAAGGGCATTCGCCACTCATACCACACATCTGCTGCCATAGCGGGACAGGCAAACGTCTGTGTAGTACCGGAACCATCAGCCGCAGTAGATATCACTACAGTTATGAGGCCAGTCGCGACATCAACGCTTGGTTTCAACCGAACAAACCAAGTTGACTCGTTAACCGCCTCTGATAATGGGAATCTGGCAATCAATCCGTTATTGGGGAGCGAACTCAAAGCTAGGCACGTAATGCCGGTTTCGCCGGTGTCCACAGCGTGAGAAACATCATTACCCCAAACCCAATCGGTTTCGCTATCACAATCATTAATGGTCTGCGGCGCAGGTCGAGCCTGCCTTACTGTAAGATTGCCGATGTAACAATCGTTAGCAGCCTGAATAGAGCAATTAAACGCCTCTTCGATTAGCTCTCCTATGATTACATCATCTGGGTTAGGCCCTGCTCCAAGTAAATTCACGCCAGCCTTGCAGACAACATTACCAAAATCGCCTTTTAGCACCCATACGCTGTTACCGGCGACCGCGGCTGCCATAGCATCGTTTGGATTGGAGGCCAACGTGCTTGGAACCTTGATGATGCCAGTGAAGAAGAACTTCATTACTTCATCAATCAGCGTCAGCCCGGTTGTGGTGAATGTTTGGCTGCCTACCGTGATGGTATGGCCTAACGCGACATAGAACCCTCGCGCCTGGCCTGTCGCAGCAAGCGTGACATCATCATCTACAATGCAGTTTGTCGATCCCGTACCAGCAAACGTTATTGTAGCGTCGCCCGAGGCATCGGGGAATGCTATGAATATGCCATTTTGGAGAGCAATATTGCTGCCACTGGCGACATTTATAAAGGCATCCGTGATAGTTACAAAATCAGCATCTTCGTCGGCTCCGACTTTTATTGATGATGGTAGGCTATAAGTGTCTCCTGCACCTAAAATATCGTAAGCCACATTCACACTTGCAGATTTAACCAAAATACTGCGACGATCGAGATTAGTCGTGATGAATGATTCTCCGGCACCTATACTTGAATAGTTCGCACCTCTATCATCACTTGCCGAAATAGCTGCTGAACCATGATTACGAACACAAACCGTGCCGATACTGGCCGATATGACATGCGTCGTGCTGGTATTTGCTGTCGAACTGGTTACGCCTGAAAACAGGATGGACGCCGACGCGTCGCCACCTGGCCCAATATTAAATAGCCGCTTTAGAAATCCCGGCCCTGGATTTGATATCTGCATCATTGTCCTCCTGTTTAGTCCTATTCGCCTTAGTTCTCAGCCATTTTGACCCTGATAGCATCAACTACAGCCTGCTTGTTCGGCAGCTTGTCAACATCCGCGATGCCCATATCGGTCGCGATGATATCAAGCTCATTGCGGGTTGTGCTGGAGTCGGCAATTATCTTCTCGATATCTGACTGCTGGACAGAAGCTTCGGTCCGAGTCTCATTGTTATCTTCCGCTTTTGCTGGAGAGATCGAGTCGGCATTCGCGGTTGCTGTGATGGTTATTGCACCGATATTGAGCAGCCTATCTGTATCGCAATTCTCCAGGTCTTCCTCACTCAAGACGTCACCTATATGCGCAGTCTTGAGTCCGTCATAACCCAGGTTTTTACAGTTCACTAAATAATGTTTCATCGCTTCACCTCAAAGAAAAGCGGCCGGGATATTTCACCCGACCGCTCGGATATAGTTCTACTGCAAAATCGAGCTAAACGCTCATCACTACGACATTGGACGGATAGAAAATCACCGGCCCGCCATTGTGACCGCGGTGCACATCGATCTTACGAGGAACCGGGTTAGGATTGCCCGGAGTCGCGCTGTCAACAACCTTCTGATAACCACCCGGCTCACCATTTGGATTGTTGACGTTGCGAGTCTTCCTGTATTCGCCGATGGACTCACCTGTTGCACGCTTTCCGATAACGACTACAGTGTCCGCAGGCAGGAAGTGCTGGAACGCTTTGTCGTCATCTTCGTAGCCCTCGTCATAAACGATGATGGTCGGAAGATCACTTTGAGCCATAACTTTATTCACGTCATCGACTCCGATAACGGTAGCCAGACCCGATGTTCGCTTACCCGCCAGGTCATTGGCGTTGGTATTGCTCGTCATCTCGTTGAAGACGGAGCGTCTCATAAATGCAACCGCACCGGCACCGAAATTAGCACCATGAGCAGCTCCCAGAGCCTGAACTGCCTGGAAATTCGCAAGTGGCGTAGCGGTAGCTGCTACCGACCAGGCGGTACCAGCCGTATAGGTCTGGAAGTCGTACGCGTCGGTATGCTTAACCTGACCATCATCCGCGAGAACCGCAAACTGACCGGTAGTGAGCAATGTCCAGATGATGTAGCGAATCAGGACATTCTCACGATGAGCAAGCTGCCTGTTTCTCTGCGCGACTAAATCGTCAATAGAGATCGGGCCGGAAAACTGGCCATACGGTCTGCGTCGAGTAAGCTCTTGCTCATCAATCGATATAACTTCACCATAGTAGCCCGGTTCCATGATGAATCGCTTCCCGCCGACGGACTTGACCCGACCAGGTTCGCCGTTGAGACCTCTGACCTTCTGCATGCCTCGGTAGTTGTCTCTCTGCTCCCACGCCAAGACATCCGCATCGTCGTTTACGATAGGGAAGAACTTAAATATCGGATCAGCCAATACTAGCTGATCCTGTAGCTCCGGCTCGATCAGTCGAAGCTCAAGATCGGTTGGATACGTGTATGTGAGTGGCATATTCCCTCCTAAAGAAGCAAGCCCCCTGGGATAGGAGGCCTGCTAACTATACAATATTGTTTGCCTGGCTAAATGACTGCTATAACTCCGTCAGAGACGGTGCCCGATTCCAGCCTGCCGAGGTCGGCGATTCCGTTCGCGTCGAGACCGATCAGTTCACTTGTCTTGAAGCGGCCTTTTGTCCACGTGGGCGCAGTAAGGTGATACACTCCGTTTTCAGGCGGTGAACCGGATGCGCCGAATACAACGCGGCCCGTATTGTCGGTGCGGAAATCATACTGCGCAATCGCGCGGGCGACTCTGCGTCCGTCATCGGTTCCATCATCGTCATATGGAACCCACAGACCGAGCAGATTACCGCCCTGGGTTGCGTCCACTGTCAATGTGGGAGTGTCGCCCGTAAGCGAGCTTGTAGCAACCATCAGAGGCATATTGTTATAAAGCATGGTGCCGCCGAATGTTACGGTAGCATCGGTCGGGCATTCGCCCCCACCAATTGTCACCGTAGCTCCGGCATATCCTGCCGATTCCAAAAGGGCTTCTATAGCCGTCTTGAGGTCGGCATTGCTGATGTTGTAATCCAGCGCATCGGTGGTAAATGTGCCTCCATCAATACCTGTGATCGAGAGCGTAAACGTACCGCCGGATACAGTTCCACCAAAGTTCAACGTCTGAATTTCGGCTGCACTTGCCGCACTGATCTGGCCGAGGACTCTCCCGGCCTCTATCACCTGATTCGGTGCGAACCTAAATGCCCGGCTTCCGCCGGACTCGGGATAAAGCGGCTCTACTTTGTTGCCGCTGTAGTTCATAACAGCATCGAGTGGCATAATGTCCTCCCTATTCCTTGACCGGCAGGCCGCTCTTGGCCCGCAGATCGTTCATTCTGTCCTTGCTGGGCTGCTTGCCTGCACCGCCGCGGCTGAGCACGACAAGCTCCTCATCTCCGATCCCATCGATCTGCTCGGAGAAGAGATGATGCTCGGGCCGCTTTTCAATGCTCTCTCGAAGCATCTTGACGCGGGAACCCTCAATGAGCGCGCCGTCATCGCTAAAACAAGCGACGTTCGCGTCCCTGGCGTCGTCTTTGACTACCTGTGTAAACTGAGCAATCAAGGAATCCCGCTCAGCAGGAAAAATCTTTCCTGCCTTGATAGCTTCGTCAACGAATGTCGCCGCTTCAGACTGAATCAGTCGAACTTCGAGACCGGCGTTTTTCTTTCGCTCGGTATCGAGGTCTGCCGCGAATTTTGCCGACTCAGAGACCGGTTTTGTCTCCGTTTTCTCAGCCGGTGCTGCAGGCTCTTCGTCTGCAAACTGCGCTACCTGCTCAGGTTTGAAGTCTTCCATACCCTCAGGCAGCTTATTGGCAGCAAAAGCGGAGCACAGCTTCTCCCACCAATTCAACTTCTTTTTGGTTACTGGCATATTATCGCCACCTCCAGATTGATTTGCCGCATTGAAAGCGGCGACTAATTGCGCATCCGGCACCCGAGGGTTAAGGACAAGCGCATTACCAACAATTCGCTTGGAATTTTTCGCCCAAGCAAGGGATACCTTTAGAGGATCACTTCCGATGGTTTCGTTCAGCCACTTGGGGATAGCCACAGTGCCGAACAGTTCTTTACCTTTGGCCACAACCGACTTGAGCTGCCCGAGCCTGCCGGACAAGATAGTCGGTTTGTGTTCCAGATCATTGTCGACCGGAGTAAACGTAATAGGGACCTGAGCGAGTTCTTCTTCCGTGATCGAAAAGTCTTTGTCTGGATAGCTCCCGGCTTCAAATACCTTACCGGTTCGAGTTACCATCTCGCCGTCGGTAAATGCGACCTCAGAATCGTCAAGGCTGAACTCGCCGACAACCACCAGCGGTTCATAAAGCGTTCTTTTTACCACCTGAACCGGCTCTCCCAGATTTACCTTGGTTCCACCGGCTTGGCTTTCAGTGATCGTGTAAGATCGCTTGTATGTCCCTCGAACGGATGTGATCCCGTTCGAGGCATCCTGGGTGTAGTAAACAAACCCATCGGAGACATCATCAACGTTCCATTCCTTAATGCCGATAGCTGCGGCTAGGATGGTCTTTATATCTTGAAATGTCAGTTCTTTTGCAGGCATAATGGCCTCCTTGAGGTTGAATAGAAAAAGCCCTCCGGGTTTCCCGAAGGGCTTTGCTTGATTTTAGTTTTATCTACGCTTTAGGCGGCGTTCTTTTTGATAGCCTCAAACCGGACGCCGTGATCGCCGGGGTAAGGCTTTTTGTGATCGTGGCGACCAAGAAGTATATCGTCTGGTATACGATCTGGGAATGCTTTACACGTGGCAGTGCCTTTTACCTTATGGGCGCACTCATTGCACTGCACGTATCTCGGTTTTAGAGGGCCTGTGTCCATCTCAGATTTCCTCAATCACAATGATGGCTTTCCAACCATCCTCATCTTTCCGCATTTCCTTGACGATAAAACTGCTCGTGCGCGAAAACAACACCTCTTCTTCAGCCGGGTAAAGCGACAAATGAGAGATGTCACTGCCTCGCTTTCCGTTCACAAGCATCCTAACTTTGAATTCGCCGGAGGCATGGAATAATCCTCTTTTGTCAGTCGACAGGTATTGCCCATAAGTGACGATATCGCCCACGTTATGCTTTTCAAGGAACTCTGTAAGCTCCGACTCTTTATAGAACGAGACCCGCCTGTAGGTAGTTTTACCATAGGGCGGAAGCTTTTCCAGTGCCGAGTCCATATGCTTTATGACTTTTTTCTGGGTCTCAGACAGAGCCTTGCCGTCGCGAAGCTTTTGATTGATTTCCCGATAACTGCTGCCGGTATACTTCTTGATCGCTTCTCGTTCCTGTGTAGTAAGCAGCTTGGCATGACCTTCTTTAACCGGTCTCGGCCTTCTCTGCGCCCAGGAAAGCTCTTTTTTGGTGATTTTTCCCTCTTTGACCAACTGCTTCAGCGGTGTCGGCTCATAATGGTTACCCCAGACTTTGGACTTCTTTAATGTGGCCAGACCTTTGAACTTGACTTTGCCCTCTTTCCACAGCCTGTATCGAGCAGGCCCCATCACCCTGATCTGGTCTTTTGAAGAGAGCTTTTTGAACGCTTCTTCACTGTCCCAAGTCTGAACGCCGGTTTCTTTGACTTTCGTTCCGGGAACCAGTTCGGACCAGGGACGAGTCGCCGGAATGGCCACACAACGCCCACAAGTATGATCGGTAAGCCTTTCACTGAGCTTGTGGAACGTTCCGTCCTGCGCCCAGCAAGCTATACAAGTTCGAGCTGAATGAGCACATGAACGTATCCAGCCTCGAACAATATCACTGTTGGCAACATAATTCTGATGGGATGCCTCCCGGTAAGCCCGCATTACCTCGGTTCGGCAAGTGTTCAGAGTGTTGGCCAGCGCACCGTTATAGGCGCGCTTTATTGTCCTCGCTATCGTTCTCGGATTTTGACCTGTTCCCAAGCCGATAGCAATGGCATCCTTGATTCCCTGAGCCGTTTCTTGTGCCAGCCCTGCGAATTTATAATCCAACGGAGATCCATCGGCAAGAAAGCCGACTATATTCTTAACTGCCTCGCGGGGAACACGATTCCAGGTCACCCGATAACCGGCTTTGTATAGCTCTTCCGGCATCGGCCCCAAAGAGTGAATCATAAGCTGCTTGGAGTGCTCTTCTCCGAGAGTCAACCCGCGTTGCTGCTGTCTGCCCACCATTGCAGCGGCATATCGAGAGTAAACAAGTATCTCTTGCTCGGCTTGCCACATCAGCTCTCGGAACCGCTCTTGTTGGAATAACCAACTTGGCTTGATCTCTTCGCCCGACTCCAGAGCTAAAGCAATTTTGTCAGTGACAGCTTTTAGCCGGGTCTGCAGGTTTTTCCAGGTTGCCGAATAGGTGTGAACCATCTGCCTGAGCGCAGCGTTATTTTCGTTCAAGAGGGCTTTCTTGAACCGATCTGCAGCTTCTACTATCTCAGGCATAACTATTCGCCGTCAGACTGATTTACAGCATTATCACCCGCTCCGGCAAGTAAGCCTTGCAGCATTGCCGCCTGGTCTTTGTCAGCAGCCATTTCTTCCATCTGAGATTCAAAATCGCGTTCAGGTAGGTTCAGCATCGCATCGATGCCGGGATACTGGCTCGGGTGAACTACATTAGCTCTTGCAAGATTGGCAATCATATTGCCTGTCTCTACAATGTCTTCTCTGGCTACATTCGAGAGGCTCATATATGGGCAGACATCATCTGCTGCCTCTTGACCAAAATTCATCACCACAGTGGGATAGATGACATCTCGATAGAATGCAACCTCAAGGCTGCGCTGAATCATTTTTGTGTAGTCGGCTAGGATATCTTGCGATGTTTCCGAATCGGCTTTGGAACCGTGCTGTGCTTCCATAGTGGCACGGATCGCAATAAGAATTGCTCTCGCTATCTGCCTGTCCAACACATCGATTGCGTTTGTAAATGCCGATCCGTCGCCTTGACTCTCAACAGTATCGAACTCGGAACCGTGCGGTAGAACAATCGCAGTGCCGTTACTGAATGCCAATAGCTGCTGAAGCATAGCCTGCTCGGCAGTGAGCACTTGCGGCGTTCCATCGTCGTTCTTGACGACATTTCCCTGGGCATCAACTACCTCAATATCGGCTGCATCCTCCGGCGTCTTTCCCACCAGTGATGGGGAACCGAACTGAGCCAGATATTTAAGATAGAACGGCCAAACCTGCTGCTTCAGATACCAGGCATTGTATGCAATCCGAAGTATCGAAGATCCGCGTGGGTCACAGCCCTTGCCTGCGTGGGTCAAGATCATGAACTTATCGCGTGGAATAACCGATTCTTCATCGACATTTGAGAGCAGGCTGGGCATAAGCCCGGAACTCTTATCCGTCGTGCCTACCAACCCGGCAAGGTTTGTATATCTGTCGACAGCAAAAGCAAAGTTGCGCCTCGGTTTCGGCTTCAGGCTCTTGAGCACTAACTTGCTTCCACGAGCCTCATATGTTTTCTCGGCCACAGAGTAACCGAATGACAGCGCGTCCAGCATCTCTCCGAGGATATCTTCAAGCGGCTGCTGCAGATTCATGCAAATCGACTCGATAAACGACCGAATTTCTTCAGCCCGCTCGTATCTGGCCTGCGCTTCCGGGTCATCGCGAAATGAGGGCAGCGCGTCAGCCGGAGCGATGAACCTAGCACCTTGGGAGAGAATACCTATTTTAATCGTCTGCATGGAAGAGAATACAGCCGGGTCTTTCAGCATACGCTCATAGATGTCAAAGCCGAAGTCCCGCTGTGCATCATCGACATACTGCGGCAGACTCTGAAGATATACTCCCAACCATCCGGCGTAACCGAAAGCCGACATGCCCCATAGGAGTTCCTCTTTCAGTTGGAGTTGTGTTTTTCCTTTGTCGGCCATTAGTTACCTCGGGACATATTGCTGCACAGTCTTGCGCTCTCCGCCAACCGCGATCCTGACAACCTTGTTTTTGTAAGCATCCTCAAGCGCATAACGAATAAGGTCAATGATGTGATTGTTTTTATCCAATGGGATCGGCAGGACATTTCCACTTTTATCCTGCTTGTATTTATATGTCGAGAACTCGTTCTTAGCGTTTTGGCAGCGCGGGTGAATGATGATCTCAAGTGATTGAAGAAATTTGATACCATGCTCGATACTGCCCGGACCTTTTTCAGCAGCAACAGCGTTGATTCCGTATTGCCTGAACTCAGCTATACTTTTCGGCTCGGCGCTATCGCAAATAACCTGATCGTGTCCGGCAAAAGGCTTGACCAGCCTTGCAGCTTCTTCGTTTAGGAGTCCGATGCTGTAAATCTCCTCACAGATGTAGAGCCGCTTACGCTTTCTGTCGTAGTGGATTTTGCCGTAGGCAAATGGGTCTACGCCGAATCCCCAGTCAATCCCATGTCTGAAAGATGGGAACGTTTTTTCAAGAGCGCTGAAGTCCTCGACTCGCCAGTTCTTGAATATGACCGCTCCGAGCACACCCCAATTGCCGAGGGTATAGACCTCGTAGTAATAGGGGTCGGACTCGTTTTCCAACGCGGCGATATCATCCGGCATCAGGAACCGATTATCTTTGTAGGTAGTCTTGAGTATCGACAGGTTACGCTCTGTCGATTCGACATACCGCTTATCGTCTTGCCATATATCGAAATAGGTTTTGTAAATCCAATGTTCCCGCAGAATCGGGTTGAAGCTCATCGTCAAGCGCTTTGTGACTTCGCTGATGCCGCGTAAACGCTTATCGAGCTGCTTTATTGCAGCCTGTTCGCACTCCGTTGCCTCCTCAACCCATATGTCAGTTATAACTCCATCTATCGGAGTGATGGATTTTATCTTCTCCGGATCATCAAGACCGGCGAACAGTATTTGCTTATTGTTAAGCAGACAAGTTATAACAAGATCGCTCTTGTTGATACTGAAATATTGAGTAAGCTGGAACTCGGCTATGCTTTTGGCAATTTCGTTGAAGCAGCTTTGGCGAAGAGTCTTTTGGACATTTCGGACAACTAAGTAGTTACGCTTTCCGCCAAATACATCGAGAACAGTCCGCTGTGCTAGAGCATATGATTTTCCTGAAGATGAGCCGCCGAAATAAATTTGAATTCGATGCTCATTGTTAAGGCAGTGATCGAGATAGGCTTCATTGAACCTATCCGGACTGATCTCCAGTTGTATCATTTTCCATTGGCCCTATGATGATGCGAGTCTGAACAGGCCCTCCGTCTTCCCCTGTGACCTCTTTCCTCTCGGTTGGCTTGCCCATAATTCTGTTGATTAGATATTCAAGAGCCCTCTCGTCAGGTTCGCGGGTGAATATTTGCTCGATTTTCTCCTTGAGGGATCGAACATCATCGTTGTCCCCAAACTCTTGCTGAAGCATTGTAAGAAGAGCACCGACCTCTTGTTCCGTATTAACTAATAACACGCCTCGCGCTCTACTCATTTGCAAATCGATCAGTTCAGGAAGATGATCGCAGATTTGTTTTTCGGCACGAGCAATCGGTCTAGCAAACTTATCTTTTTTCTTTTTTCTGCCCGCTCCGGGCCGAGCGCCTCCGGTTCCGGCCATTGAAAAACCTCGCGAAGAAATCAATGAAATCAATTATTTGAAAAAGTGCCCCGTTCAGAAAAGACCGGGGCAGTTCCCACCACGAAAGGAGAGAAAGGAGGTGTATAAGATGGCTTTCTATATATAAGCCCTAAAACGGCTCAAGTGTTAGGTATCCGGGCCTCTAATTTTTCGGCTAAAGACTCTCTGACAGCAGGCCAACCTAACTCCTCAATCATTACTGTAAGCACGCCTCTGTGACTAATTTTTTCCATTTTCTCGTAAGCGGCATCTAAATGTTGCTTGATAGTAATATGGCTCCGTCCGTAGAATACTCCTATTTGCCGTAGCGAGAAACCCTGTAAAGTAAGCTGAAATACTGCCCGCTGCCATACTGTTAGGTGGGCGCGTTTCATTGTTATTTTTATCTCGCGCCACAGTAGGTGTTCAAATGGAGAGCCGTCAACAAGATAGCTGACGTAGTCCTGAGGATCAACTCGCGGCGGGTTGATGCCCGTATACTGAGCTATTTCGTTAATATCCATTTTTAGTTGTGATGCCGCGATTGTCCGCCTTGCCATCTTCCGTGTGCCTCTTGTGATGTGTTATAATATGCTCGACTGGTTCACATTCTTGAGGCGTCCTGCGGAAGACAGCAGGGCGTTTTTGTTTTGGCTATGCTATTTTTGAAAGCCACATACCAGCTTCTTCGAGCTTGGTTATGGCAAGCGCACGTTCTCTTGACTGTAGCCCTGACTCAGCCTGCAATGACTCCAACAGACCAATAGCAAACTTGGTTATGGCAAGCGCACGTTCTCTTGACTGTAGCCCTGACTCAGCCTGCAATGACTTCAACAGACCAATAGCAATGTCGATCTTCTCGGTTGCAAGATTATCATTTTGTTGCTGCAAGGTGTTCACCTCCTCCCTTTTTTTAGTGTCTTACGTTGTTTAGTATCCTTCCTCAATCCTGCGAAGTGCCGATCTTGGACAACCTCGACAAAAATCTTCTCTGAACTCCCACGC